TAAGCAGCTTTATTATCGCGACTACTTACGAATGATATCGGCAAGCTATTACGCCTTTAACCATGACCCGGCCATTAAGGCCATGACCTCTATCTTGTGTGACTTCACGATGGGGCGCGGCTTCCAGCTACACGCCGATAACCCGGCGGCCCAAGTTCTATGGAACGCCTTTAGTGAGGTAAACAATCTACACGAGCAGTTCGATAGTTTCGCACAAGAGCTATCTATATATGGCGAATCTATGCTCTGGTGGCTACCTGGTAAGCAAGCCCGGATCTCTCAAGGCAGACTATCTGTAGGCGAGACAGTACCTACTGGAATGCTCCCGCGTGTTCGCCTTATTGATCCATCGAATATCGCAGAGATTATTACTATCCCTGAAGACATTATGCAGGGTGTGCTTTATTACGTTTGGCTAGCTCCAACTCAATACCAAATGTACACGCGCGATAATCAGCCATCGAATAAGTTTATCTATCAGCAGATCCCGGCAGAGCAGATTATGCACACCAAGATCAACTGCGTCTCTAACGAGAAGCGCGGTAGATCCGATGGCTTCCCTGCCTTAGGTTATTCTAAGCGCTTACGTGATGGTGTGAACTACGGACTTGTGGCCCAGCAGAAGGCTGCAGCCTGGTGTATTGACACCACTATCGCAGGCGATGCTTCTGATCTCGAGACGTACATCCAGTATCAACGTGAGCAAGAACATCACAACGGTGTTCATACGGCTGGCTCTGAGTTCGTACACACAGAAGCAATTAAGCGAGAGTACTTAGCTAATAGTGCGACCTCTAAGGGTGCTGACTCTCCGGTCTTTAGTTGGTGCCTTAATATGGTCGCTATGTCTTACGGTATTCCTATAAACTATCTCGGTACGCACTTAAGCGGTGGCCAGACGAGAGCTTCGGCATTAGTCGCGACCGAGCCCGTAAGTAAGAAGTTCGAACGAAGACAACAGGTTTACGAAAGAACATTAAAGAGAATGTTTACTAGACTATGTAAACAGTTTGGAATTGAGAGTGGTTGCGAGATTATATTCCCCGAGCTGATCACTCAAGACCGTTCGACGATGCTTAAAGATCTATCTTTAGCCCAGGCCAACGGCTGGATGTCTGCACGTCGGGCCGCAGAGATTGCGAACAAAGAGTTTGATGCGAAAGACTTCAACTATCAGAATGAGCTTGCCGATATAAAAGCAGATGATGAGGCCCTTGGTCTTAGTATTGGCGCACCGCCGCTACAACCATTGACAGCCCCAGGAAGGCTAAAGCAACCTGATGCTGGTGCTGAGACTAACCCCAATAAAGGTTCGTCTTTAACTGCGCCTCAAAAAACCAGCATTAAGACAAACTTGAGGACTCTTTGAACCAGGCACGTAAGATCACGATCGAAGACATACTTGCTAATCCAAACAAGTTCGGAGCACCTACCTTCGAGCAGTTCCAAGCCAATCCGAATAAGTGGAAGAAGCGCACCGACGACTCCATGATAATGCTCACCGATGGGCCTGAGAAGTTTCGTAAAGACTTAAAGAAGATGCGCTACTTCGTAGATAATCTAGAGCTCTCGAGTGAAGAAGAAGTCGAGAAGGCTTTAGGCGATCACGGGTACACCTTAGAAGACATCGATCTTACTAAAAGAGATTCTAGATTAAAGAAAGATCTTAAGATGGTCCCGGTCGGTGGAGGCTTGGATCATGAATATCATGTCCATTTTTTCACTAAATAGATTCAAAGAGGGCGGCCACGGCGGGGCAAATAATTACCCAGCAGTTAAGGCAAACAATCCCCAAGGCGGCTATACGATGCTGCCGATCTTTGGCGACGTCATTTCTAAGTTTGGTATAGCCAAGGGACAGATTGAAGCTGGCGGTCATGCGGGCTGGGGATTCGAAGGTCCTACGATGACAGTGCCATTTGATCAGGGTGGGACTATTTCATACCCTCTATTTGCTACAGCTATTAATGCGTTTACTAAAAAAGTAGCAGGCACTAAAACAGCTACGCCAAAAGCAGAGGCTGGAACTAAGCCAGAGAAGCCTAAAGCTCCAAAGCCTTTACCAGAACGTAAAGGTAAATCTGCACATAAAAAGATACATGATAATCCACACCCAATCTTAGCTGAGTGTGACCGCTTGACGGGCAATGCTCCTGGCAGCGGTAAGCCACCAGTGGCTCATTACGAATCTATGTCTAGCACTATGACGCCATTAGTTACGGTAGATGCCAAGACGAAACAAAAAGAGTCTACATTCAAAATCATGAGTTCTAGATTTAAAGAAGGCGCTAAGCAGACCTCTGACTTACCTACGAAGTTTCGCGTCGTTCTTTTAGAAGAAGGCTTAGGCAATACTCACGATGCTTTTTACTATACCGAAGCAGCGCTCGAATCTGCCGTCGAAGTATTTAATGGTCTAAAGATCATGGCCGATCACCCTACAGAAGAAGAAGAAGATATCAGGCCAGAGCGGAGCACCCGTGACATCCTCGGACATTACGAGAATCTATCCGTTGAAGAGGCAGAAGATGGACAGCATCAGTTATGTGCTGACGTTGATATCTTGCCTTCTGTGGATTGCGAGTGGGCTCGCGCTCGTATGGTTAGAGCCGTCGAGAACGCAGAGAAGTTTCCTGGACGCGATTTTATTGGTCTCTCTATCAATGCTTCTGGCCCTAGTGAACAGATGGATATTGAACAAGCAATTGAACAAGCCCCTGAAGGAGCTAAGCAAAAGCTAATCGATGCCCAGGCAGATGGTGTTGATACTGTTAAAATGGTTTCTAAAATTAACCGAGCTGTTTCGTGTGACCTCGTAACCGAGGCCGGCGCTGGTGGCAAGGTACTATCTATCATCGAGGGGGATGACAATGGCAAAAAAACAGCCTAAGAAAAAACTAAAAGAGTCTACTTTGACTCCTAAAAAGACTCTTACTCAGCAAGCCGCGCTCGTCCCTAAAAAGACATTGGCTCAAGAAGCAGAGCATGAAGATGAGCATGAGCACGAAGACGAGCACGAGTCAGAAGACGATACTACAGATCCCAACGCTGACGGCGATGGTTCAGGCTCTGACGGCGATCACGACGACGCTGATGCTGACGTTGAGTTGATCAAGAAGATGATCACTGAATATCTAGGCGATGGAGCTGGCGACTTAGAGCCACACGAATCTGAGGCTCTACATTCTCTAGGTAAGCAAGCTATGCACGCCCATAAAGAGATGGGTCATAAAGAAGAAGAGGCATACCAGAAGGCTGGTGACGCTATCGCTCTTGCTCACCATTTAGGTCAGAAGCAAAAGGCACAGCAAGCTGAGTCTGAAGAAGATGGAGACGCTGATCCTGCTCCAGCAGCGCCGGCCAAGAAAGGTGCTAAGCCAGCTCCACCTAAAGTTAAAGCAGCACCGTCTGATGATGACGGCTCTGACGACGATGGTGCAGATACGTCTGAGTCAGAAGACGAGCATGAATCTGAACACGAAGGCAAGAAAGAATCGAAGCGTGAGAAGACCTTAAAAGATAAGCTGCTCGAGGCGGAAGGCCGAATCGCAGCTTTGGAAGCTAAGACTAAAACAACAGAGATTAGCGGGTACGCCGATCGTAAGTTGAAAGAATCTAAGCAGCCGAGTTCGATCACAAAGAAGTTCAGAGAAGCCGCAGGGCCGTTTGCTTCTAAGAAAGATTTTGATTCTAAATGGAAAATCTTTCAGGAAGGGATCAATAACGGCAGCCGTGAAGTTGACTGGGGCCTTATGATGGAGAAGGCCGCAACTACGGAAGATGGATCTGCCGTCGAAGTAAAAGGTTTAGATTTTAGTAAATGTATTGAATAACTTTTAAAGGAGAAACGAGATGTCTACTTACGGTAAACAGCCGGTATTCCGAAGGGTGAATCGTAACACTCTATTCGGCGATATATCGGCAGCAATTGGTGCGTCGACGACGTTCAATGCTGGTGACTTTTTGACGTTCAATAGTACGACGCAGACTTTCGGCACGTTAGGTGCCGAGAGCGATAGTGCGAACTTCGCAGGCGTTGCGGTTGAGTCGGTAGTTAATGGTAAGATGCCTAGCGCATACTCCACTGACGTTGACGCGGCTCAAGGCTATACGTCGATTGCTGGTCCTGAGTTTGGTGATGAAGTCTTCGCGACCCTTAAGGCTGGTGATGCAGTCTCGCCGGGTAGCGTACTTTATTACAATACAGGGGCTACACCGAAGAATGGTGTGACGGTAACTGCTGGTACTAAGAGTATCGGTCTTTACTACGGTCCGGCGCTGACTGGTGCGCCAACTACTGGGACAGTTATTCCCATTAAACTCGGATGTCGCGTTGTACCTAGCGGCCTCTTGATCGGTTAAGGGGGAAACTATGGATAAAGTTCAACGAGAGCAAATGACGAAAGAGTTTGATAAGTATCTCGACGGCCGCGCGCAGGATAATACCTTGCGCGAGCGCAATCGTAAAAAGCTTGCGACTCACTGCTTAGAGAATGCAGAGACTAAAGCATTCCGCGAAGGTGTTAAAGCTAAGACGAGTATCGATCCTCTGACTGACCATGAGAAGTTTCCCGTAATGAAGGAAGGCTTTTCGTGGCGCAAGTTTAAGGATCAGGTCTTGCGCGAAGCTGACTCTGGAACTATGTACCCCTTATTTCTAGTGGCTGGAGTGCTACAGAACGTAATCGGTATGTACAACCTGGCGAAGCCTTCGTATCAGGATTGGGTTACGGTTACGCCCACTAACCTACTGGACACTCCCGTCGCACCTTTGCACGGCTTGAGTTT